CTGACTGAGCGAAGTTAGGACTTGCCCGATTTTTTTGCAAACACAAAAAAAGGCCGTCTCATTTTGAGACAGCCTCTTAATGCAAGCAAATGTTCTATGAATATAAAATTAACTTCAAACAAATGTAGGCGTAAACTCGATACCCAACGCACGCGCAATGCGGAAAAAACTTGATAACTGGATATCTACTTCCCCTTTTTCCACACGGGCGATATAACTTTGCTCCTTACCAATTTTCTGTGCCAACTGCTTCTGGGTCAATTTTAGCTCCTTGCGGCGTTCACGAAGTATATCACCATAATACCATGCCATCGACTTCTCATTGAACTTCTCACGAGTATCTGTACCATGTTCCCCATATTTCTCATTAAGTTGCTGGTTGGTTGTTCTGAGTCTTGCCAACTTCTTTTCATCTAACTGTATCATAATGCTAAATCTTTTAAAATTCGTATTGCTTTGGCTATTTGCTTATTGTAATCCTTTGTAGATTTCTTTAAAAATCCGTTAAGCAGGATTATTTTTGTTGCTAAAATGACATTGCTGTTGTCAATTGCAAATAACACAGTTCTGTACTCATTAGAGCCGACTGACACACGCATTTCATATAAGTCTGTTCCATCCAAATGCTTTATATACTTTACAGGCAAGGCATACACCGTTTGTACAAGTTCAAATGTATACTCGAACTTATCCTTTACCCTTGCATTTAGATCATTGTAGAACTCTTCAAATTCCTCTGTCTTGTATATGGTTCTTATATCAGTGGTTTTAGTTTCTATTGATTCCATAATGCAAATATAACTAATTAGTTATAATGTAACAAGCTTTACGCCCTATTTTACACTAAACTTTTTGATTGCTCAAATACTTTTCTGTGATTATTTCAACCGATTTGCTTATCATGGAATCTGTGTCGATTCCTATCTGTTGGTAGAAGTTCTCATTTCCGGCAAGACTTTCACTTGCAATTTGCAGTGTTCTGCGTTCTTCTTTGGTGAATTCGATGCGGAAGGTGCGGAAGATGGATAACGCTTCTTTCAGGCACCCGGACTCGAATAAATTGATTGCTTTTTCTGTTTTCGTTCTCATATCCTGATATTTAGATGTGAATGTATAATATATTTGATATCAAAATGTTATAAATTAAATTACCATCATAAACAACTAATAGATCCCTAAAACAGCCTTATACAATTCAAAATTCTTGTTTTCAACATATTCATCGGAAGCATAGCATTTAGCTCTGGCATACCACTTATGGAAGCAATCAGAACAATACCAGCAATTAAGGACTGCGATGTAGAATCCATCTTGGCAATTACTGGAACCACAGCTGTCGCAAATTCCGACACATCCATATTCACTGAGCGCGCATATCATTTCGCCACGAGTGGCTTGTATGATCTTGAATCCTTTCTTGTTTTCGTAAACTTTTGCCATCTTTAGTTACTTTGGTTCCCATTACATTAATCTCCTGTCTTCACTTACACTTTCGGCATGAATCCCTTTTTGAATTTCAATATTTCGACCGACATTTATTCCTTCCTTAGCACATAGCCTATCAATTTTGGCTTGTGATTCTCGTGCATTGCCAATCTTCTCATTTTTGAGAAATTCATCTATTTCTGCTTTTGAAGCGACTACCAATGCAGTTACATTACTTGTTTCTTCCAAACCTTGCTTCATGGAAGCAAATTTATCGCCCAAACCAATGACGCAGCCATACAGAAAGGATTTCATATACATAGCAAGCGTTTTAGGCGTAATTCCATATTTACGAATACATTCATACTTGTAGTTTGGATATTTCCTTTTCCCGATAATAACAAATTGATGCGCCAAGAATGAAATCAGATACAACACTACTTCTACATTCTTCTTGCGACCAATGATCTGAAATTTATCCCTTACCATACGGTAATTCTTGGGCCTGCTTACAATAAGGCTTCGGCACATATTATATTCGCATACCGTTGATACAAGAAAATCATACCAAACACCGTTGCTCATTTCAACCTTGTAAGGTATTTCTTCTGCTATTACCGGGTTCTCCAGTTTCTCCTGCTCTGGTATATCTTCTTCTGACAGGTTGTATTCCATCAGCAGACGGGCGATACCTGCTGCTGCCGCATGTGCTTCGCCTTCATTGCCTAACGCTTTAGCTGATTCTTTTAGGTTCATCAGCTTACGAAGCTTCTCTAAAATTTTGTCTCTTTTCGTTTCCATTGTAGTTCACCCTCTAATAATCACATATCTTCCGGCAGCTATTTCACTTCTATACTCGACAGAATAGCCTTTGTCTATAAATGCTCTTATGACATTATCGTGCGCCAACTCCGAAATTTGGTGTCTGTCTTTAGCGTCACTTCCAGTATTTTTTGCCCAACAATGAGGCCAGTTATTTCCCCATCCTACGCCATAATGAAAGTAAACACATTCACCTTTCTCTTTGATTTCCGAGAGGATGAAAGATGCAAGTGCGTCTTCCTCGGATTTTCTTCTATTTGATTTTGGTATTTCTATTGTCAACATACTGATTTATTTTTAGCGTCCAACCATTTGTCCCGTCTTTCTCTACACGCCTCTAAGGTAGGCGCACAACAAGCAAAGAGTTCACCACTTTCAGTACGGTAATCGTACTGGTACATTCTCACTCTTTTACCTCTCAACCTGGTGTTGTAGGTAGTGTAATTCTCTTTGCCGGGCTGGCATACGCTGCAACCGTTTACATTTATTGAGTTCATAATTCAAGTAATTGTTTCGTTTTATCCACGTCTACAAAACTCGTCCACCCTGCTTTATGCAGCTTTATAGCTGCCTCTCTGATTGTGATTTTGCCACTCTTGACACTTTCTTTCAAAGATTCTAATACATTCTTCATTCTTAATTCATTTTTACGTTCAATCTTTCTTCACTCGTATAAGCCACTACAAGCCCTGTTTCATCATGCTGTATGGTGATGTACTTTTCACCCCTCTCTATAGTAGAGAAGTCATAAGGGGTTACCATCTTACCCAATACCTTGCCCAGTTGCTTCATCAGTGGGGCTTCAGGGCTGATAACTAAAACTAAATCTGCTTTCATAATCGTGTATATTGTGGTAGCCATAAGGCTACCGGATTAGAACTCAACCAATATCAATCTTTCTAAAGAACCTGATGCTTTCACCCACATATGATTATGTCCGAAACCATAATCGAAAAACAGTTTAAAATAAGGGTGTCTTACTATTAAAGAGCTCATACAGCCTCTTAACTCGTCTTCTGACATACAAGAAGTTATTTCATTGATAATTTGAACGAAAAGGTGTAAAACTTCTGGTTCATTATTCAATAACGGTTTTTCTATAACTGCTTTTAAAAATATATTTTCTTTCATATTCTTCTATATTGCGCAGGGCTTTCGCCCTGCCGATTTATGTTAATGCGTTTTATCCTCATGTAATAACTCGCAGTAAACTGGTGTTGTGGCATCTGTGTGCTTATTGGCTATAAGAACCTCATTACTATCCCAGTTAATATATACCTGTGTAGCAAATGCACCGAAAAACTGAATTTCTTTCGTGCCAAACAATACCACCGCGTCATCATTTACATTTGCAAGTGCTGCAATTAATTCTTTCTTGGTCATATTCTTTTTTGTTGCGCAGGGCTTTCGCCCTGCTGGTTATTATGCTATCTTTAGCTCTTTAAGTCTCATATCTACCAATGATTTCAGCTTGCGAGTATCAAATAGTGGACTTCTATACCCATCTTTGATAAGCTGTATCATTTCTTTATAACCAACCTTACATACAACCTCTGTCTTCATGCTGTTATCATAAATAGCAGAATTGCAAGCGGTTATTGTGAATGCCATTGTTTTGTAACCTTTATCCTTCTTCATGATAGATGCAAACAAATACATATATACAGCATTTTTCATGCTATTCAAGGCATCTTCTTGACTGGCATTTACCTTTCTACCACCTAAAAAGTCACCACATTCAATTTCTTGACCTTTTTTGATAATAGACAATGTACTGATGTACATTTTAATATCTGTTACTTTCATATCTTCTATGTTTTAATTGTTAGTAATATTGGTTTCTTTTATATAGCTAAGATACTGATTATTAGTGATGTGTTCAAATATAATCATCTGATTAACAGTAAGTTAAACTTGATTTAACTTAAAGTTGGATATTGACATGTTCATTTCAGTCGCGCTTTGTATGAATACCGTCCAATGATATGTGCAATGCTTTTTCATATATCGACTTATCACAATTAGAAAATAATCGTTAACTTTGTTCATACTTTTAAAATTATAGGTGCATGAAAAAAATTGTGACTTTATTTGCAACCGTGCTTCTGTTATACGGTTGTGGAAGTGTTCCTTTGACAGGCAGGAAACAGATGCTGCTTGTATCCGACTCCGAAGTGCTTTCATCAAGTCTGACCCAGTATTCGGAATATATCAAGTCGGCACCGATATCAAGTAACGCGACAAAGAAAGCGATGGTGACACGTGTCGGAAAGAAAATAGCCGCTGCCACGGAACAATACTTGGAAAATAATGGAATGTCCGGTGAGGTGAGGAACTTCTCATGGGAATTCAATCTGGTTAAGGATAATCAGGTGAACGCTTTCTGTATGCCGGGAGGCAAAATCGTTGTGTATGAGGGACTGATGAATCTGGTTTCCTCTGATGACGAACTGGCTGTAGTTATCGGACATGAAGTGGCGCACGCTGTGGCCAAGCATAGCAATGAGCGTATGAGTCAGCAGCTGGTTGCACAATACGGAGCGAAAATTTTGGGGGAGGCTCTCAGTGGAAAATCCGCCGCCATACAGAAAGCCGGGAATATAGTCTATGGTCTTGGGGCACAATACGGTGTGATGCTTCCATTCTCACGCAAACATGAAACCGAGGCTGACTATATGGGGCTTATTCTTATGACGATGGCTGGTTATAATCCGAATGTGGCCGTCACATTCTGGCAGAAGATGTCGGCGGGCGGATCGGGTTCAGTGCCAGAGATCATGAGTACGCATCCGAGTGACGCAACACGTATTAGTGACATAAGGAAACATTTGCCGGAGATGAAGAAATATAAGTAAGCTTTAGAAAGTTACTGTAAAGTATTTGAAAAAACTTTAGAGAATGGTACAAAAAGGCGTGAAACCAAATGGAATCACGCCTAAATTATAATAAAACTCTTAAAAAGGTGTACATAATTACCAATCCTTAATTCTCTAACATCAATCATAATAACGCTGCAATCTTACGCACCTTATTAATTCTCTCCATAAACCTGTTGTCTTTTTTTGCCATTTGCAAATTATAAGATGTTTGCATTTTGAGCAAAGGTTCCGCATCTAAATCTAACGCGGCTTCTAGGAGCATAGCATATTTTGTATTTAGTGAACGCTTTGCATTCAGAATTTCATTTAATACAGTATAAGACACACCCATCTCTTTAGCAAGTTTCTTTTGAGAAATACCCCTAAATTCAATTTCATCTTTTAATACTTCTCCCGGGTGTGTCGGTTCAAAAGGAATTAAGTTATTAGCTATCATTTTAGGGTCTACGCCATCTATTTTAATCATAACTTTCTATTTATAATGGTTAGACAATTCAATTATATTACAGATGGTAGTCACTACTTCACCTTGCACCTCTGTGGTTGTAAATTCAATACGATATTGATTGTTTACTCTAACAGAGCAAAAGTCCTTTTTGTCCCCTGATAATTTTTCAAAACTCAGCCCATTGTATTTACAAAGTGAAGTTACATCAGGGACACTGATTATTATATCTATACAACGTTTATATCTACGTACGATATCAGGTTGAAAACGATGCTTTTTATCATTCGCCTTTCCAAACTCATACAATTCTTTCAGATACTCTTTATCAAACGTTACTACCATCTCATTTGTTTCTTTAATGCAAAGATAGCATTTTAATTTTATTCATTCGCATTTTTGCGAATAATTTTCTTTAAAAAAAATTAGCGACAACTCCAAAGAATCACCACTAACCATAGGCAAAGCGGAGCAATCATTCCCGTTTACAAAAGCAAAGTACGCACGGGGCTAAAAGTCGGCTTCAAGGTCAGGCGGCTATGCCGTCGATAAATTTCTTTTCGCTTCGCTGCGAGCATATTTACCGGAAAAACCTTGCTTCCGACCGTCCCCTGCAAGAAAAGCCTTTGAAAACGGAAACGACCGCCCCGCCACCCACTGACCGAAAGGGGAAAATAATATAAAGGGAGTTGGGATTGGACAAATGTAGAAACGGTCAGTAACCGCAAGTTCATAATGTTCGACATATTCGGCAATGAAGTTATAGTGAGTTCATTTAGTCAAGTCGGTATAATGAGAAAATTGATTATAGAATGGACAGTTATACCACCTTTTCTGTATATGTTCACTCGAACATGGCAAAGTATGTTTTGAGTAACTCAAAACCTTTCGGGGTACTCCCTAAAATGTGTCTGCAGGAACACAGCTAGATGTCTTTTCAGCCGCTCAAAAAGATTTGAGCATCCCGAAAAGCCTTGCGTTCGTGCGGACAATCTCACCTCCAAAGTCGGGAGATTAAATTTTCAGAAAAAAGATTGGCATTTATAGTCATCGAATTAAATAAAAGCAATAACTTTGCATTAAGTTCAATATAATGATTATTATGGAGGATATAAATCGACTTAAATTAGTTCTTGTCGAGAAAAAAAAAACAGGCAAATGGTTAGCTGAACAATTAGGTAAAAATCCGTCAACCGTTTCCAAATGGTGCTCTAATATTGCACAACCTGATTTGGCAACTCTTGTAAAAGTTGCTAATCTATTGAGGGTTGGTATACAAGACTTGATATACCAACAAAATAATGAAAGGTAGTTTTATTTACAGTATAGAAATATAACTAATTGTTTATTAGTTGATTATATGAGATACTTAGGTAGCAAAGATTCTCTTGCATATAGAATTGTAGATTTACTCAGAGAAAAAGGGCTGTTGCAGAATAAATATACATTTTGTGATGGTTTTTGTGGTATGGGTGCTGTAGCAGATGCGGTAAAAAATACATATAATAAGATTATTATTAACGATTCCTTAAAATGTGCATCTGTTTTTACTCATGCTAGGTTGATTGCTAACGGATGTACTTTTGAAAAATTAGGCTTTGATCCTTTTTGTTTTTTAAACGAATGTAATGAATTTAGAGAAGGATTTATTTATCAAAACTACTCTCCTGGTGCTTCAGAACGAATGTATTTTTCAAAGGAAAATGCAGGACGAATAGACTTTTTTAGAGAGATAATTGAAAAATGGTACGAATCAGACAAAATTACCAATAATGAATTTGCATATTTATTGGCGTGTTTACTAGAATCGGTTTCTGGCATATCAAATACGGCTGGTGTTTATGGTGCTTTTTTGAAACATTGGGACAAAAGAGCACTTAAACCTATTATATTTAATCGAATAGATTCTTCTCCTGGCATTGCAAAGAATATAGAAGTTTTAAACTCTAGAATTGAAGACATTATATCAGACATTGATTGTGATATATTATATCTTGATCCGCCATATACTCAGAATCAATATGGTACGCAATATCATTTATTGGAAACATTGATATTGAACGACAATCCAATATTAAGTAAAATTACAGGTTCTCGCCCAACAACATCAATGCGTTCTCAATGGTCAAAAAACTATTATGCTCATGTGTTATTTGATAAAATAATTGCTGGGACAAAAGCAAAATATGTGATTCTTAGCTATAACAATGATGGTTTTATGTCAAAGGACTTTATTGAAACCACCATGAAACGTTATGGAATAGAGAATAGTTACATATGTGAAATTATCGATTATAAAAAATACAATAACTTTAAATGTCAAGGTGCAGATGGACACTTTGAATATTTGTTCTTTATAGAGAAGAAGCCAAGAGAAAGAGTAGTTATAGAATCACCTTTGAATTATACTGGCAGTAAATCCAAAATGGTGGGATTCATAAAGAGTCAATTACCTAAAGATGATATTGATACATTTGTTGATGCCTTTGGAGGAGGATTTAATGTAGGTGTAAATATTAACGCAAAAAAAATCATCTATAATGATATTAATCCTTTTGTCGAAGGGCTTATTCGCTCTTTTTACAGTAATCCTTGTTCGTATTTACAGTACATTGAGAAACAAATTAAAAAATATAATCTTTCACCTGATAATAAAGAAGGTTTTTTAAAACTACGTGATAAGTACAATAGCATCCCTGTTGCAAAACGCGATCCACGAATGTTATATACCCTAATACTTTATGGATTTCAGCAGCAAATAAGATTTAATTCAAATTGGGGATTTAATAACCCAGCTGGTTCTCGCTGGTTCAATGAGAATCTTCTATCAAAGTTTATTGCGTTCACGAGGAGTTTACAGACAAAGAATGTATTATTCATGAACTCTAATTTTGATGTTCTTGATATACAGTTTACTCCACATACATTTATCTATGCAGACCCTCCGTATCGTTCGACTTTGGGCGTATACAATGATGGAAAACGTGGTTTTGAGGGATGGACACTTGAACATGAACGACAATTATGTAAATTTCTAGATGCAGCAAATGAACATGATGCGAAATTCATGTTATCATATGTAGTAAAAGTTGGGGAATTTACTAATACGGAAATCATAGAATGGACTAATAAAAATAAATACCATATGGTGGATGTCATTGCAGCACAAGGTAGATACAACAATCGTCACGAAGTATTAATTAAAAATTATTGATAGTATGACAGCAACAATAACATACCGTCCAGATGCTCAAAAAACGCCCGGTCTTTATGACAGAATTTTGACAAGAGAAATTCTTCAAGACATTTGTGTTAGGATTACAGGACAAGATAACTTTAGAGTTATTCGTGACACTTCGACTTACAATAAGGGTAGATTAATTACTATCGAATATGGAGGTAGCAAAAGTTTTGTTTCCCTTTCTGAAGTGTCAGTGGGAGGTCGTAATCAAAGTGTACAGAGTATCCCTACTGCAATAAATCTATACTATGCAGACAACAGTTCCAATAAAGGTTTATACTATTATTTTATGCCCCATAGTGGTAACTATTTTACAGATTATCATCTGCTTTATTTTCGTTTGTTGAAAACCGCAGGAGTCATTTTCTTAAATCTTCTTGATTTCTATCCCGCAGGAATCAAAGCATTTGAAAATATTGATGAATTGATAGATGAAAGGAATGATAATAGAGAAACCAATAAATCAAATAACTCTTCTTTCATTTCAAAGACATCAGATAAAGTTCAAATTTACGCAAAGACTTATGGAGCAAGTAAATATGAGTCGACTCTTTTAGCTATAGCAGCGGCAACTATTACAGATAGACCTATAGATTTATTCAATATTTGTGAGCAAGATCTCACTCATTTGCCGCAAGCGTCTTTGGATACGTTAAATACTATGGGTAACATCTCTATCCATGACACATCAATTACTTTGGAAAAGAGGATATTCATTAATCAAGCAAGCAATAATGATTTTCGTTCACCAATATATCAACGAAATCTATTACAACGGCTTGGACGTAAGCATTGTGCATTATGTGGATGTGAAATATCTGAAATTATTCAAGGTGCTCATGTGTGGGGAGTAGCAGAGATAACCCGTGATGACCATTTTAGTGATGATGCGAAGTTTGATCATGCTATAAATGGTGAGAATGGTTTATGGTTATGCCAAAATCATCATAAATTGTTTGATTCCCATTATCTGTCATTTAATATGGATGGTCACGTCCTTGTACCAAGTAATCTACGTCCTGAAGATGGGATGTTTATTCGCGCCATTACCATAAGTGAAGCTTTGGATAATCTAATTATGACAGATAATTTTAAATGGTATCTATCACAACGTAATAGCATTAGGGATTATTCTCATTATCAACGCTTAGTAGTATAAACAAATTCATATAATATGAAGATATATCATTATACAACAATAGAAACACTTGCATTAATCCTTGAATCTAAGAGTATTAAATTTTCACGATTGGATATGTTGGATAACAAAACTGAATCCGAGCCTTTTTCAAATTTTAATCCATTAAATTATATTTTTTCAAGTAGTTATACATATGATGAATCTGAAAATATCCCATTATGAAAAATGTATGCAAATGTGAAAACAGGAATATGTATTGAGTTTGATACAGAAATCATGTTTTCTCCTGAATATAAAACTTTAGTAGTACCTTCTCATGAACAAGAAAGGTGTGAATTTCCACCTATATTATATACATCTATTCGCTCCGAAGATATTTTTAATAGTGATTACATACTACTTGTATAGAAACGAATCAGATACTGATGCAATTTGCGATAGTATCAAATTAAAAGAAGTCAAGTTCTGATACCTCGAAATATCTGCCTTTCACTAAGGCAGTTCCATCATCATATAAATCCTTGATTTCTACAATTTCTCCAGTTGATTTTACTCTTGCTTTCATAATTTAATCCTTTATATAAACATAACGCTTAGTAATAGTACCGAATGAATGATACCGATGCCAAACTATATTTCCACGCTGAATACTAGTAAGCCAATCACAAGCCTTAAAAACTTGTCCTACATTGTATAAATATGGTCTTTTTTGAATTTTTCTTTTTATTCTTGCTTTCATCGTTCCTCCTTTGTTTTAAAATGTTCAATTAGTTCGTCTACGGTAGCCTTGTGAATGGCGTCCAAATTTACGTCAACATCATTGTAAACCCAATAGGTAGAGAATAGGATTTCTGGACACTGAATCCATTTATCCCCATCCGTAAACCATTGGTACTTGTCTGTATCATCCCTCAATGCAGCGATAGCTAGGAAAAGTTCCTCGTTCGTTCCGTAATCAACACTATCGGTTTCGTCAGGATGTGGAATATTACTGAAAAACTCAATACTATATAGACCGTATTCGGGTCCAGTGAAAATACATAAATCTTTGTTAAGTTCCGCTCCAAACAATCTATATCCCAACTCATCTAATTTCTTTCTAAGTTTATAGGTACTCTTGCGAATAAAGCACGGTGTTGTAAATCCCATAGTTATTCCTCCTTATCTATCTTAATATCCGTTACTTCTCCACGATTAATAAAACGTTCATCAGAGTTATAATATCCAGCAATTACTGTACACAAGGAACGATCTGTTCTACATTGTTCTTGTAGACTACAATTGTCACATGGTGCACTATTCCGCATTAATACTAATTCATGCAGCACCCCATCTATTATTATTCCGTTCTTTACTTTCATAATCAATCTCCTTTCTGTTTAATCCGTTCAAGTACATCCCTGTTGGCTTCTAGTATATCATCGAAAGACGGAATAGGAAACCATGCCAACACGATACTATTTCCAAAAATCCATCTATTATCTTTATCAAAAGCATTTGTTTTATAAAACCTTTCAATTAGAATGCGTGAAACACCACAACACATTGTCAAAACGAAAACTTTTTGTCCTTCTTCCGGCAACCGTTCCTTAACACTTATCCAAGGCGATTGCTTTGACTGCCATTGTGCGCCAGAAATAAAGTCAACAATGCAGTACGGTTCACAATGACGCTGCCTGTTTCTGCAATCATTGGAATATCCCCTTGCCGCTTCTTCTGCTGTCTGTTTGGTTTCTTCCTTTATCATAATTCGTCAAACTCTTTTTGTAATTCTTTTATCTTACTATCCAAAGCATACATATATAACTGAAAGAAATTTTTACCAAAAATTTCTTCCTTTAATGGTACATCATTGTGCATCCTGTTGTATGTAAATATCAATCCACCACCATATTTTATGTTAGAATTTTCAAGTGTCATCTTATGATCTTTGTATTCCTCTATTTTATTGTTTATTTCTATTGCTCTTATAAATTTATCTTTATCCATATCTTTTCTTTCCATCTACCCTAGCAGCATATACATTACTACTAGGAATAGATAATAAATTGTTGTTTTACTCATTTTCACCCACGGTTTGCTCTAATTGCCTATCAAATTCTTTAATACATTCAAATAAATAGTGCGCAATGATAGGTTGTACTGCATTACCTATACACTCCGTTCTGTCCACCCGATCGGGAAGCTCATTATGTTTTCCAGCAAAGCGGGGTGCGGGTATTGACTGTCTTGTTCTCCATCCCGGATATATTCTTGTATGTTGCCCCGATAGGTAGGGCTTCCGAAATACCGATCCCTGGCTGCACCGTGAGCTGTTGTTTTCACGGGAGTAGGCAATACAATATAACCGTTCCCGACCCTGTTGTATGCCAAAGTCGGTGCCTGATAAACATTGCCATTCTGCATCATACCCGATTTCGGAAAGGTTGCATAGGACTCGTTCAAATCCCCGAATAAGGAGCATTGGGCTGTTTTCAATGATGATGTATCTAGGTCTAACTTCCCGTATAACTCGATACATCTCAGCCCATAAGCCACTTCTTTCACCGACAATTCCGACACCTTTTCCAGCAACGCTGATGTCCTGGCAAGGGAATCCACCGCTAATGATGTCAACAAACGTTGGATTTGAATACGTTCTAATATCTCTGTTGATTCCATGGTCTTCTCCAAATTTTTTTTTGATTATACTTGCTTGATACTCTTCATATTCGCAGCTCCAGAGTGTTTTTATTCCAGCAAATGCTGCACCCAAGCCGAAACCTTCTATCCCACTAAACAGAGAGCCGTGAGTCAATTTGCTTTGCTTCATTTCTATCTTGTTTTGAGAGTTATTCTTCTTTCAGTATGCTATCAATCAAGCCGTCTATTTCCTGATCTGATAGAAATTGCTTACCTGCGTCCTTTTGCTTCTGAAGTTCAACTTTAAGCCTATTCTCTATTCTTTTCAACGCTGTACAAGTGTTCTTATCAGGATAATACCAGTCGATAGAACTAAAAATAATTACTTTAATGTGATCTAATTCTAGGCTATCTGGGCAATGCTCATTGAGAAAGTATAAATCTTCTTTGATTAGTTTCTCATACGCCTCCTTGCTTATTTTTATGTTCATATCTGTTCCTTATACGTTAATACAAATATTCTTCTGGATCATATCCTAATTCGATAATCTCCTGTTTCAATTTATTGATATTACGTTTCCATCCCCGACGATCTCCTTTAACTTCCGGGTCATTATTGTCAAGCATGAGCTGAATATCCTTTATCTCTTCGATTTTATCTTTAACTGAATCATCGGTTGAGTAACATTCAAGACATAGCATCTTGCCTTTATTCAATTCTGATTCACGAGTAGAATTTAATTCTACCCATTCTCCGCATTTACTGCATGGTACTGGCATTTCCATAATATTCCTTTTTATATCATTTTGAATTATTTTTTTATAACTACCGCCATTGTACTAATGGAAGTGCCACTCTCTTTAAACTCCCCCGCGCTGATTTCAAACACTTCTCCATGTACTTCTTTCAGCCAGTTTCGGAAATCAATACATTTCTTTTCCGAAGCGAATTTCCAGTGTTGGCTAGTTATTGCCGCAAGGGTTCCACCTTGCTCTAAACGTTCATACATAAGCTTTACATGAGCTATATCCTGATTACCGGAAAATGGAGGATTGGCAATAATCTTAGTGTAATGCCCTACACTGTCTTTCGTAAAATCTTCATCAAGCAGTATCACATTTTCCAACGAATGCAAAAACTCTCTGTTTTCCGGCATCAGTTCATAGCATTCCACTGTTACAGAAGGACAAGCTCGATGAATGGCTTTAATGAGAGCACCGCGGCCGGCACTCGGTTCCAGTACCGTATCATTTTCATGTATTCCGCCGGCAAGCATAACCAGCCAGTCCGCCACCTCAGCCGGCGTTTCAAAAAACTGGTATTCCTGCTGAAGATTACAGCGCTTCCCTTCTTTAAGAATTGAGAACACCCTCTCCGGATTGAACGGGAATGTAAACCCTTGAGCCTTTCCACCCTGCCAAGATCCGCCGGCTTCTTCAATCCATTTCTTAGCCTCGGCATACGATTTCTTACAAAACTGCACATTGGGAAGTTTCAACAAACCGTTCTCCAAGGTACAATGCCGCAGTATCTCTTCAACGCTCCAGTTCTTCCCACTGTCAGCTGTACCTTTCTTGCTTTCTTTATTCTCCTCAATGCCTAACAGCCTGTGCAATGATTTTTGTACACCGATAGCAATGGAGGCATTGACTGACATCCACTCCAGTATGGCTGTCAGAAACTCGGTGTCTACATGTCCAGTCTCGTCATAAATGGTTTCCTTGTCAATCAGGGTCGGAAGCTGCTTAAATGGTTCAAGGCTACCATGTAACGTTTCGATTAAAATCTCTTTTTTGCTCGTCATAACTCTTTTGTAAATAAATTCTTGTTGTGTCTACACTCCCATGACCTAAAAGGTCAGCCAGTTGAATAACATCTTTGTTTTTTTTCAGGAACATTTTAGCGAAAAAATGACGAAAGGCGTGTGCGTGCATCTTCCTTGAATCAATACCGCAATGTTTTCCCCATGCTTTCAAGTGCTGGGAAAAGCCCCGCTGTGTGATCGGACCGAATCTCCCTACCGCAAAAATCCCGGTTTTACCATGTTCCTTAGCATAAGCCTTCGCTTCTTGCTGTAGCTGTTTTTGAAAGAAAAATCGACGGTACTTGTTACCCTTCCCTCTTAGTGTTACCTCCCCGGATATAATGTCTTCCCACGTGAACTGCTGGAATTCTGACAGACGGGCACCCGTTGTACCCAATACTTTGATAAAAAAGTAGTAATCCTTGTTGGATTTCGTTTTCAGAAAATCCAGTAGGCGGTTGTACTCCTCTTCTGTCGGGACATTGTTTACATCGAGCTTGCGCTTCGTCTTAGGTCGCTTAAGCTCTATCGGTTTTTTAAGCCATTTAGAAAATTTTTCCAAAGCGGTGATACGTAGACGGATAGTCTGTGGGGATAATGATTTTTCTTCTAAAGTCCGTATAAACCGCTTGCAGTTTTCCATATTGATCTCATTCACATATTCAAAGTATTGCTTCAAGGATGTATAATAAATATCCACTGTATGTGGCGAATAATCATTGTTATCAGTCAACCATATTATGAAATCATGGAGTAGTTTCTTATTTTTCTCTGAAATGACGTCAAGCTTTTCCAAAGGTTTCACCGTCTTTTCCCTTTTTCCATATCCGATGTTGAGAAAGGATAATAGATCGCATATAGCTGAACACATTAATGAATGACGCACCATGACATCAGCATTTTCACGTTTGTAATTCAAATAACCACGGCGGTTCACTTCTTTGGCCATCTCTAAAAAATCCGTGACATGCTTGATATATTTCCCGATAGTATCATAAGTCCTTCCTGTCGTGTATATGTAAGAAATATAATCAGTTAATATCTTCTGTCTGTCACTATTCATGGTTATTTATTTCTTTTTTTTTGATTTAATCTTGATTGGATTGTTTTTGGTACCAGTACCCAACCATTTTAATTGGATGCCATGTATCCGGAGCCAATATTTAAATTCGGACGTGGTTGTCTGTTTCATATCTGTTCCGTTTCGAATCAAACTAGACCAGCCCACTCATTAATCGTAGCATTCAAAGCCCCCATAACAAGCATCTTGTCACTTTCGTCATACTCCATAAGCACCTCCACTGTCCGGTCACCATTACAATCATTGTATTCCCTTCCTGTTTGAATATTGACAGGAAGACCGTTCTCGTGGACTGCTTCAAGCCATGCCTCAAGCAATCCTTTATTCATTTCTATTTTAGCACTTTTCATAATTTCTTACTTTAGCAATAACAGACGATCCATTCTTCTTTATACCAATCTCGTCCAACACCAATACATCAGGATATTTTGTCACCCATTCCGGAAAATAATTTGTTGTCAGAACAACAGTAAAATCACCTTGAAAATAATCCCCTCTGACCAACGCCTCGTAATACTGTAACTGCCATTCCGGGATGTCATCAAACACCATTACATCAACATTTGTATCAATATGTTCCAAGAAACTTTTAAGACTTGATGATCTGACATCATAAAAAACACTACGCTTGTTTTGGCACATTTGAAGTGCCAACTAAGTTTTTCCACACCGAGGAGCTCCTACTAATAGTATTACTTTCATATCATTCACAATTTAAGTTTATCACATTTATTAATTTCTACTACAAGTTATTCACGCTCAAATATTTTCACTCCAGCCACTTCTTCTATCTTATCCTTCGCTAGTTCAGGTATTCGTACCCAACCACTCCGCCAATTATTAAACGTATAAATCGGCACCTTGCATTCATCAGCGAGCCTTTTAGCCATCTCAGATGATTCACATACTGGTAAACTGCGCAAATAGGTTCGTAATGCCATGCCATCAATTGTTTTTTTCTTCTTTTTTTCTTCCATATTTAATTAAATATTGAATATTGTTTTGTAGATTTATAATGCAAATATAATAATATTGTATCAAAACTATAACTTTTATATAGTTATTTTATAGTATTATTTTAGTGTTGATTTTTAATACATTGATTATGAGTGAAATAATAGGTAATAAACTAAAGAAGATTTTAAAAAGAAAAGGTATTACCCCAAAGGAATTTGGAGGGATGATAGGAAAATCAGAGCAACGCATATATCAATACTATAATGCTACAAAATTTGACTCTGATCAAATTATAGAATTCTCTAATATATTTAAAGTACCTATTGCATATTGGTTTGATGATGAAGGTTACCGACTCAATCAATCAGTCGTTGGCGATGGGAGTGCAGCCTCTATATATGGTAATGCTACCGCTGGAGTTATAGCAGACAAAGATAAAGAAATAGAGCATCTGAAACAGTTACTCAAAGAAAAAGAGAGGCTAATTCAAGTATTAATGAATAAATAATATTGTAGTTATGATAGAATTAAAGGCTAGACCTTTTTACACCTAAATACTGGGACGTAATCGGGACAGAAGTATGAAAAAAGAGAGATTATCCATATTATTAATCAGCCTATTAGTGGAAGCAAAATGTGTCAATAGCTCGCCTCATTCCGACATTGTAAAGGATAAGCCACTGAACTTCAGTGGCTTATCTCATTTTTAGCAAATCCGCCGGGACGAAATCGGGACACCCTATTTTATGGGTCAAATTCTATTCTCGGATTATAATGCTAACATCCTACCAGCCGAATATTTTGGGTCAGCGGATTTTCCTGGTTGGTAAGCTTTCTTTTAAGCGTATAGCCTAGCCAGTCTGAACATGAAGAATT